GTGATGAGGTTCAAGGCGAGCGAGCGCGGCGCGTTCGCGACCATCGAGCCCCGTGCAATGGTGAAGTGTACTGCCTAGTAGGCTGATGAGGCCGACACAATCCGCCCCCGTCGGCCACAAGCTGGCGGGGGTTCTTTTTTGGAGCATTGAGCGTGGCGAAGCATAGCAAGGAAAAGGCGGTCGATCCTGTCGAGAGCGTGGAAACTGTGGCCGTGTTGGAGGAGTCTCCGCAAGGCGTCCAGTTGCCTCGCTGGCGTCTTCGGCCTATCGGTACGCAGGAATGGCGGACCGTCGAGGCGGAGAGCGTGGAGGACGCGATCAGAGCCTTTAACGGCAACGGCAACGGCGGGACTGTGTTCACCCGGAAGAAGCTGGAAATTGAGGAAGCCTAATGGCAACCGACGCCGAACAAATCGCGACGATCCGGAGTAACCTATTGGCGGCGTTGGCGACCGAATCCGCGAACCCGAAGCCCTCGTACAACATCGACGGGCAGCAGGTCGATTGGAACGGGTACCGGAACGCGATCCTTCAGCAGATTACGACGCTCAACAATCTGCAGGCGGCGGCAGTCGGTGCATTTGAAGAGATCGGCGAGGCAACCACATGACGCTGGACATCGACGGGGACTACACCATCTTCGACAACGGCGAGACTGTCACGCTGAGGCAGATTCGCCCCGATGGTGCTACGTCGGTGACGATCGACAATGCGGTCGGCGGTGTAGTCAACAGGCAGCGTCTCAACGCGGCGGGGATCGACATCGTGGGGGACGAGAAGGGATTCTCACTCAATGCGACGCAGGCCGGCGCAAGAGGCGTGCAGGTCGATGACATCATCATCGATGCAAGCAACGTCCGCTGGCGGGTGTTGAGCACGAGCCAAGCGACTCTGGATACTCGCTGGACCGTCATTTGTCGGAGGCAAGTCTAGTGCCTGCCGAACTGACCACGATCTTGGAGACCGTACAGACGCAGGTTCAGGCGTTGGACCTGCCGGGGATTCCTCGTGCGAATGTCGTCGTCTGCCAGAGTGCAGCGGTTGAGATCGCCCGCCTGCCATCGGAGCGGATGCCCGCTGTGATTATCAGCCCATTCGGAGCGGAAGCGATCACGTCTGGCAGCAATGTCCGCGACGATGTGACCTATCCCGTTCTCGTGGCCCTCGTGGCATCTCTGCGGATCGATGCGGAGGAGCCGATGGACAAGCAACGGCTAGGACTCGATCAGCGGTTGACATGGCGGCAGACAGTCCGCAAGGCGTTCTCTAATCAGCGGCTGGACTCGACACGCGGCTACAACATATCGCTACAGCCTTTGGCGATCGTCGATCAAACGGCGTTTGCCCGTGATCTGTTCGTCTCGGGATTCGTGCTTCGGATCACGAATCGGGAGGGCAGGTCGTGAGCATGTTGCCGAGTCTGGGAGCCCTGATTGATGTGGTGTTGCAGGCCGCAGACGATGCGACGAAAGACACGTACACGCAGGCTCTGGATGAGTCGATTGGATTGATCCAGAACTGGGAGCGAGAAATGTACCTCGGCCAGTTTGGGCCGGATGGCACGGCATGGGCTCCCCTGTCTCCGGTGACGATCGCCCGTAAGGAGCACAGCGCGATCCTCGTTGACACCGGGCGGATGTTCGAGTCACTCACGACACCGAACGGCACTCAAGATACGATCTGGATCACGGGGCCGAACTGGCTGACATTCGGCACAGAGGTTGAATATGCGCACTTCCACCAGACGGGGACAAAGCGGATGCCAGCCCGTCCGCATGTCGGATTGAATGAAGCAACTGTCACGCAGATTAGCCAACGGTTGGCCGATGCGGTGGCGTCACGAATCAACCAGGGGATAAGCTGATGGCTGATGCGAGCATGGGACACCAGTCCCGCCTGTCGATGGCGGCGGCGGGAACTGCGATCGGATCATACACCGAGTCGTACGAGTTCATCGGCGAGAGTCTGCGGAAACAACAGGAGATCGTGGAGACCTCGGGCATCCGGGGAACGCGATCACTGCCGATCGAGCGGACTCGGGACGGGATCTATCGGGTGAGCGGTGGGATTCAGTTTCACGCTACGCCGTCGATGCTGGACCTGATCCTTCCCCGGATCATGGGAGCCAATGAGGCAACCGACGTTTTCGCGTTCGCGGAGACCCTGCAGACGTTTGATGTTCTGTTGGATCGCGTGGCGAAGCGGTTTGTCTATGGTGGATGCAAGATCGGTCGAGCGGTGTTCCGTGCGGCTGCTGGTGGCCCTCTGGAATTGGATGTGGACATCCTCGGGAAAACGGAGACGGTCTCCGCCACATCATTCCCGACGATTTCCGCCCCGACCGACCCGCCCTATGTGTGGTCGGATGCGGTCTGCACGATCGAGGGAACAACCCGCACGGTGACACAATGGGAGTTGACAATTGATAACCGGTTGAATGCCCGATTCGCGAACAGTCAATCAGCGACCGACATTCACACGGAGGGCCGAGACGTTACCCTCTCGCTGACGGTGCCGTATACCTCGGATGAGGTCGACTTGTACGGGATCAACACCGGCGGGGCGAGTGCTGCGACCTTCGTGCTGACGAACGGCAATCGATCGATTACATTTGCGGTGGCGGCATTCATGGTGCCGGATGCCTCCCCGGTTGTCGGTGGTCCCGGGGAGATCCTCCTTACGTTGTCGGGATCGGCCCGCAGCAGTGGAGCCACGAAGGAACTGGTCATCACCAGCGACAGCACAGCATAAGGCGACACGATGCCGAGCCCGTACATTCCCGATGGCTACACTCGCGAGACGACTATTCCCGCGTGCGATCTGTGGGACGAGATCAACATCACATTTCGCCCGATGGCTGCTGCCGACTTCGCGGAATACCTTGCCAAGTCGAAAGGGCTCGACGAAGCGGGCTGGAGTCGGCTGGTCTGCGATCTGATCGCGGGCAAGCTGGTCGCGTGGAACATCACCGGCCCGTCTGGGGAATCGGTGCCTGTTTCTGCGGACACGGTGAAACGGCTGGTCAATCCCCTCGTGCTGAGGTTGTGGACGATCCTTTGTGGGGCCACTGAGTCGGGGGACACCGCAAAAAACTAGCGGAGGGGGTGCGGCTGACAATCCTGCACCCCGAGGTGGCACACCGAGACTGTCAGGACTGCGAGGCGTTCGTGTACGACGAAAAAACGGGGGAGCGAATGAAGATCCACGGCGAGCCGATGCGCCGGCCCGTGGGCAATCTCCCGCCATGTCGTACCAGGGCGAACGGCTGTTCCAAGGGAACGCCTGAGCAATCGCGGGCATTGAGCGATCAGAACTGGCAGGCGTACCAGCATTACAGCGAGTGCCGAGCCGTGGGGATCTTTCCAGATGACGCGATCGTTCGGCGGAATGCGGCGGTGATTCGGCAGGCGAGCGACTCGGCAGAGATGGAACTGGCGTTGCGTGTCGCGGGACCGGTTGGCGCATTGATCGGAGGTCGTGGCCGTGGCTAGTGTCTCGTCCGATGTGGTGATCAATGTCCGCATGGCATTTGCTTCTGCGGCGGATGCACGCAAGGCCGCAGAGGCGTCGATTGCCGTCACCAAGGCGATCGAGGCAGCACAACTCGCGAGCATCAACAAGATTCGCGAGGCACAACGGCACCACGTTGATCAGCAACTCGCTGACATCAAGAGGGTCGAGGCTGCACATCTCGATAGCCTGAGACGTGTGGAAGCGGCCTACGCGGCGTTCTACCGGCGTGCGAGGGGCGGAGGGGGTGCAGGCGGTGGCGGTGGAGGAGGCGGCGGTATGCTGCTACCTGGGGCCGGTGGCGGTGGCGGACGTGGCGGAGGGATGATTGTCCGTGGTGGTGACGGCGGTGCGTTGATGCAGACCGGCGGCGGGAGGATCATCGAGGTACAGGCGTTCGCCCGCGAGATCAAGACCGCGACGGAAGAGATCCGCAAGACGACCGCAGCAACGCAGCAGGCGGGGAAGGGATTCTTCGGCGGTGGTGCGGAGAACAAGTTCCTCTCCATCGCATCGGCCACGATTACGGCGTTTAACGCGCCAAAGGTGGTTCTGGGCGGCGTGTCTGGACTGATCCGCGATCTTGCAGCAGGCGGGGAGGAGACTTTCGCCAAGCCGGGGCGAGAGTTCTACGGGGCTGTCAGTGAGGTCATGCCACGGGGCGGGATGATCGAGCAGGGCCTGCGGTCGGGGCTGGCTGGCCCACTCGGCCCCCTGTTGGTCAACATGATTCGCAACGTTGGCGAACAGGAACTACGCAACCAAGAGGCAGCCAAGAACACCCCGCGAGCCCGGGAAGAGCGATTCAGTACGACGCAGCAAGCCCGACTGGACAACGAGCGACAACTCAATCAGATCATCCTGGAGCGGACCAAAGCCGAGCGTGATTTGATCGAGGAGACCCGCAAGAGGATCGACGCGGCCCGCGAAGAGTTCGGCCTGATGGACGTGCGGGAGAAGCAGGCTACGCTGGACATCGCGAAGAAGATCGCAGGGCCGGGCGGGGGTTCGCGGAGATCGTCAAGCTGCTGGGACTCGACCGGAAAATCGCCGAAGCGGAGGCGAAGATTTCAGCCGAGATCAAGCAGACGATCAATGTTGATCTTGACCCGTCGCGGCTGGCCGATGCGTTGGAGGAACGGATTGCCCCGTTGGTCAAGGAACTCGAAGAGATCACGATCAACCGCATCCGAGCGCAGATGAACGCACAGGCGAACGAAGCGGCTGCACTGCGAAAGGCTGGTGTGTGATGATCCTACGCTACGGCAGCTACTCGCACGCGGACAACGAAGTAACAATCTCGATTAGTCAGCGGCCCACGTTCAATGAGATCGGCCTACGATCGGGTTACGTTGCCTCGTGGTCGATTCAAGGGATTCTCCAAGGCAGCACGGTGGCAGAGGTCACGACCAAGATCACGGCCCTTGAATCGGCGTATGGGGCCGATGGGCTGGACTTGGTGCTGTACGATTCGGATGGCGTGACTGTGCGGCATGCGATGCGAAACACGGGCAGCCGGACCGGTGTGCGGATCTTAGACCTGTCATACCCGCAGGGCGACGGCGCGGAATACGTCACGTTCAGGACATACACGATTCAGGCTGAGGCGGAGTACAATCAGGACCTGGGGGTGTACTCGTCTTCCGAGACGTTCACTTTCGGTGGCGGGGGACAGCAAAAGGTAGTCATCCCGACTCTGTACGGCCCTCCCGTCGAGCAACTCGTCAGGCAGCAGACGGCGTATACCTGCCAGCAACAGGGGCAGTCGATCGGCGTGAGCACATGGCCGACGGTCCCTCCCCCGGCGTTTCCCTCGGCTGAGCATCGCGACAGGCGGCGGATCACGTACAGCACGCCGAGCAAGATCGGGCGGTTCGGAAACCAGATGTACGCCGTCTCGTGGGCCTACGAGTTCGAATCCCCTTCCCTTCTCTTCCGATACCCCAACGGGTGATAAATGGCAACGCGACGATGGACGGGGGCAGCCTTGCCCGTGGCACAGAAGGAGACGATCACGATCGGCGGGACCTGGGTGGCGGCGGATACGCTGACGGTCACCTGCAATGGTCGCTCAATCGTGCTGACGATTGGGACCACGGTCACTACAACGCAGATCGCGACCGAACTAGCGGCAGCCCTCGGGAGCACGTCAACGGCCCTTGGCACAGGGTACAGCGTGACGGAACGCGGGCCGAATATCGCGGAGTTCCGGGACTTCGTTTCCGGTGAGACGGCACCGGAAGCCAGCAGTTCGACCGTTATTCTGATCGGTCGAACCAAGGGGCAGCCCTATACGATCACAGTCAGCAAGAGCAGCACGTCGGGAACCGTCTCGACTGCAACGACCATCGCGGCGAGTGGTCCGAACCATTTCAGCACGGCGGCGAACTGGAGCGGGAGCACTGTTCCCGTGGACTCGGACGATATCGTCTTCGATGGGGGCAATGTCGATTGCCTGTATGGGTTGGCACAATCGTCTGTGTCGCCAGCATCGATCACGATCACGATGGGATACACGGGGCGTATCGGCCTGCCGGACACAAACATCGATGACGCGGCGTACCCATACAGCGAATACCGGGACAAGTATCTTGCCCTCGGGACATCGTCCGACAGCGTGACGCAGGCGCTGACGATTGGCAGTGGTGACGGGCAGGGATCGAGCCGGATCAAGATCGATAGCGGTTCCGGCCAGTGTCAATTGGTCGTGCTGAACTCGGGAGTCTCGGAACTGCAAGGCGTCCCGGCGATCTTGTGGAAGGGAACGCATGTCAGCAACACGGCGACAATCTCGAAAGGCAATGTCGGGATTGCATACTTCGCGGGTGAGACAGCGGCGATCATGACAACGAAGCTGGGATTCCGCACAAACCAGACAGCGGACTCGTCGCTGTTCATCGGGTCTGGAGTGACGCTGACGACTGTGGAGCAGACCGGCGGCACCCTCACGACGAACGGGGCAGTCACGACCATGACGCTATCCGGCGGATCGTGGCGGCACCTGTCTGGCGTGGCTGTCACGGTGACGATCACCGGCGGGTATTGCTCATACGAGAGCACGGGCACACTGACCACATTGACGCTGGCGGGTGGGGAACTCGATTTCCGTGCGAACCAGCGAGGGCGAACGATCACGAATGCCGACATGTTCGCGGGGGCGTCTTTCCGCGATCCTGCCGGGACTGTGACGTTCACGAATGGGATCGACTTGAACCGCACGAACCTGCAAGGCGTCACGTTGGAAATTCCGAACAATAAGCGGATCACCTTGGGATCTGTCGCGTGAATCACAGCTACGCTACATATCCCGGCGTTCAGAATGTCCTCGGGGCATCGTATACCCTCACGCATGGGATCACGCCGAGCGTTGTGTCATTCCAGATCACCCCGCAGACAGCCACGATTGCGGCGGTGGGGGATGTGGTGTTCTACCACGGCAACACGACGTTAACGATCAGGGATTGCCGTGCGGATCAGGCGTCAATGGTCCGCAGCACGGATGGCACGCTGGTCAGTTTCTCGGCGCTGGATCGTCGCTGGCGTTGGCGGTTCGGCGAGGTCTACGGCCACTACAACCAGCGGGACGCCGATGGGCTGATCGTCACTGCGACCGAGAAGACACCGCAGCAACTCGCGCAACTGCTGCTGTCCGCGATGGGCGAAACTGCCGTCGGGGTGACCGACATCCCGAACAACGCGCGGCCAGAATGCGAATGGGTGGCAGAGAATCCATCGGAGGCGTTGGCCGATCTGATCGAGCCATTCGGGATGGTGGTCGTCCTGCAAATTGACGGAACCGTAGCACTGAGGCAGCAGGGCGTGGGGGCAGCCCTCCCGGCGAATACATTCCTGATCGAACAAGAGGTTTCGAGCAACCCCCCGGAGATACCCGCAACGATTCGCGTGTTGGGCGGACCGAACCGGTACCAGAAACGATTGCAGCTAGAAGCGGTGGGGTATGATCTTGATGGATCAATCAAGGCCATCGATCAACTGTCATACAAGCCCGCGACAGGCTGGGAGCAGGAAACGCAGTTTTTCGCAGGCATAGAGGGAGGCGACGCACGAAAACTCGCCTTGCGTGATGTGTTCAGGCTCTATCGTATTCGAGACATGAACAGCACTCCTCCCACTACGATCGTGCAGGTACCGGGGCCGTCATCATCTCAGACATTGCAGGTTGGCGGGGTGACCGTTGGACCTGGTGGCAACCCAGCAGCACCCGCAGCAGCAGCAGCGCAGCCGGGAGGGGTGCAATATCTCGTGCAATATCTCCGCGAGATCCTGCCGTTGGAAAAGGGGCTTGTGCAGACAAGCACCGATCCGAATGGTATTCGACGTCGCAAGCCGGAAGCAGTCTATGGCAGCTACTATGTTGGTAACATCAGTTTGGAAGCGCCTCGAAACAGCGAAAAAAACAACGTCAAGCAGTGGCAATATCCGGGGCAGTTTCAGGTCGAGCATGAACTCGGCTTAGTTCGGTTCGACGAGCAGGTCGTCAGATGGGATACAAATACCCGCACCTTCAAGCCCGCAGTCATTGAGCTTGAATGTTCGTTTCAGGTACGGAATCCAGATACCGGGGCACCTATGCGGTGGTCTTATACGATGGCAACTGGAGCGGCGGCGGGGTATGGCGTTGAGGTTGTCAGGCGGGAAGAATTGGTATGGGAACGCTATACGCCATATCCGAACCAGAACGCCGGACAGTGGACCGAAAAGACATACGAGGCCGAACTCAACCCACTGAGTCAGTATTACTCGGCAGGTCGTCTCGCGCAATACGTGACACAATCAGGGGCTTCGGGCAAATATGTGGGATTGCAGTCGATCAACCCGGACGGGGCCATTCAGCAGGTCACATGGGAGATTGGCGGGGGCGGGTGCTTCACATCGGCATCCCGGCTATACGAGCCATCGCCATACGTCCCGCCCTATAAAGAGCGGCGGGTCAACGACATGCTGAGGAAGCAACGGCGAGCGGAACGAGACCAGCGAGGGAAACGGCCATGATGGGATTGATCGGAGGGGCGGCGGATGTAAATCAAGACTACTGGGTGATTCGGAACGATAGCGGAGAAGAAATTCCGGCGTATGCGTGCGTTCGCATTACAGGAATGTTCGTCCCATTCTCGACCAGCGATGGAGTGTATAGCAATCGGGGGGTAGCGAATATGGGCTTTACTGTTGCGAAGCCGAATACCTACGGGGCTCAATATCGCCACATGTTCAATGGTCCGCGAGCCATACCAATCGGCAAGACAGGGCAGGGGATTTTCGGAAAGGTCATGCTTGGGGCTTATGCTGGGTCGGCACCAACTGTCGGGTCATCTATTGGACCAATCGACGGGTCGTGGTTGCTTCAGCAGGACAGCGCGGGATTTACTGTGCTGGATACGATTACAGACTCGTTTTCGAGTGCCTCGGCCAACGTCTGCAAGATAATCCAGTCTCCCGCAATCTTCCTTCGCGGCACTGCTGATGTGGCTCTTGGAAGCGGTGGCGCATCGTCTGGACAGGTTACGATTGTCGGATCAACACAAAAGGTTACCGGGATCTACAGCGCGTTTGGCACTGCCATCGCAGCGAATACAGGTTGTCACCTGCACTGGCTGTCTGGATCGTGGTATGTCGCGAAGTTTGACTAGTCCGCACAGTACCCGCCCGAAGGCGGCAAGCCCGGCGTACTCCCCCAGCGAGCACGCAAGACCAGTTGCCCGCTGCCAGCCTGCACCCCCTGGGGCACAGGCGGCACGGCATAGGCTGAGAGGGCGAGACCAAGAGCGATTCCGGCGAGGATGGCAAAGCGGGTCATGGGGGGGCTCCTGGTTAAAACAAACGTGGTTGAAGGTGTGCATCACTGATGGCTTTTCGCATGTGGGAATATCGGGCCAGTCCGGTTCCGTCGCAGGAGTCAGCCCCCAGCTGCTCGAAATACTCGAACCTGCCTGGAGTGTTTACTCTCCCAATATGCACCCACTTTCCGAGAGCTTTGCCAGCTTTGACGCACGCAGCGGCGTGCGGCCCAAGTTTCCATTCAGTCGAGCCACCGATAAAAATGGCATCAATGTCATCCCAGGGGATAGGATGCGATTCCTGGCCGTCCTGAGCCACTAGGGCCAAAGGCCACTTGGCAATCTTGCACCTCCAGATATTGAACACTTCGAGCGTCCTGATTGCGCTGCCCACGACGTCCGGCACAGCAACCCATCTGCACAAAGATCTGCCTTCCTCATTGCGTTCCAGCAACGATAGAAAAGCAATTGGATCGAATTTCGCAAATGCGCCATTGTCGCAACACCAATGGCTATCAAGGCGTTTGCGCCGCCGCGCTGTAAGAGGCGTCAACAATTCTTCGACAGGGCACCCTAACTCGGCAGCTGCCAGATCAAGATCAGCAGACGTATCAAGCATAACTATCATTGTGATTTCCTTTTCTCTGGCACTGGCGGAGGCACCGGCGTAACGGTCGATTCCCCGAGTTGGATCACCCGGCGGACCGTGCCGGTATCATCCGTGACGGTGATCTGACAGACCGGAGGGCCGTCGATGTACGCACTGATCGCCAGAGGATCGGCGGCGGTGGCCCACTCCCAGCGACCATCCCGGCACCAGACGATAACGTCTGTCCGATGCTCCCGGGCGTCGATGATCGCGGCGGTGAGGGTGAGGAATTCGGCGCGGTTCAGGTCATCCGGAGGCGAGAGCAGGACCATCCCGCCGGGCTGGATAAATCGCACCAGACCGGCGATGTGGTAGCAAAGGGCGGGGTTGGTCATCGGAGTTCGGCGTCCAGAGGGTCGGAGGTTGGGGATGGCACAGGCTCCAGATCGGTTTCTACCTCTTGGTGGATCTTGTCGAACCGCGAGGTGCTGACGAACCGGAAACGCACAGACAACAACCCGGGCTTCTTGCCCCAGACTTGGAACAACGCGCCGACTTCGCCCCGGCCACGATCCATTGCAACCGGCATACCGCCGCAGAGTTTCCCCTCGGCATCGTGCCATTCTACGATGCGGTTTTGCATCCACGCTTCTGTTAGTTCTCGAAGTGTCATCATTCCCTTTCTGTCAAATGTCTTCCTGAATAGCCAAGGACCCATCTCCCCGGCCCAAAGGCATTCAACTGGCAGATCGCCACCGAGTCAATAGCGCACACAGTAAAATTCCGCAATTCATTCCAATAAGGATCCCGGCGACCACTGATAATGGGTCGAGCCACACAATGCCGGGCAGTGGAAGAATGAGCGTCATGGCGTGATGGTAGTGGTGGGAC